ATATTGAAATAGATCTTACTGCACCATTCACTAAACTTGTAACTGCTAATGCAGTAGTTCCAATTCCAACCAATTGAAGTTTTTGTAAATAACCTTCTTCTTCTACATTATCATCAATATTATCTATACCAGTATTAATAATTTCATCATTGTAAACATAAAGTTCACATTTCAATTCATAAACATAATTCTTTTGCAACTGATAAAATGGTCTTTCGTGCTCAACATATTTTATTTCAAATAATTTATCTCCCAGTGGAAAATAAATTAAATCTCCTTCTTTAGGTCTTTCTGTTAATTTTGTATTCTCCATTGGTTCAATAATGGGTCTTATTCCCAATTCATACCTTTCTTTTGATATTATTAATGTTAAATCATCTACTTCTTGAACCCCAAATTTTGATAGTAAAGTTCCTGCTCCACCAAACCCTTCATAATTATCAATATATGCTTCTATTGGCACAGCAACATTGAATTCTGATCTGGAAACTTCTTCTAATATGGTTTTTTCATTTACAAATATTCTTGGAATATAATAAATTTCTATTCCGAACATCTTAATGTGTTCATTTACAAGGTCTTGAACTAAACCTTGTTCTCCAGAAGATCCGTGTAGAAAAAATGGATTTAATGGCATAATACTAACCTATCATATCGAATGGTGGTAATTCATAAGTAGAAGACATTTTTTCCATCAATGCTGCAATTTCTTTCTCTCCATCATCATACATTTGTCTTCCATTTAGTTCTACTCCTCCAGGTAACTTAACTCCCTGGAACTTGATGAGATTTTGACCCCACTGTTTTTTAATTAATGCTGTTAAGTATGGTTTTAAGAATGAATCATTCCATACTTGTGGTGAATCTGCTGGATCCAAAAGTCTATAACAATCAATAATTAAATATTGTCCAGGTCTAAGCATTCCCCAATCAACGTCCAAATATAACCTATCTTGTCTCTGATTGTATCTTATTTGTTTTTTTGTGCTTAATAAAAAATCTATATCTTCAAGATATCTCTTAACCATACTATAACTTAAAAGTTCTATAGAACTCCAATTATAAACTTCATTTAAAAATAATTGATATTTTACACTAAACATTCCACTAGAAATTGAGTTAGCACCCTCAAAATTCATAACTTTATTAATTCCCATAACATAATCTGGTATTTGTATATAATTACCAGTCTCAAAATAATTAAATGATGTTGGAGTCCCTGCAATAGTTGTATCAACAGTGGTAGTCGTAATTCCAACTCCCCCCATTGTTGCGGTTCCTCTATCAATATCCTCTTGAGTAACTTTATACTTCAAAAACGTTTGAATAACCCCATCAAAATGACGTTCATAAAAAAACTGCAACGCATCATCAACCAAATCTTCTATTTGTTCATCAGCAACATTAATTTCCAATACAGGATATCCAAGTTTCCTTTTGCAATAATCAATTAATTCTGTTCTGGTTGTTGGTTTTGCCATGTTAGTTATTCTTGCTTAAGTTTAATAATAAACTTTTAATATCATTTATATCATTCTTTAAACTATTTAAGTCTGATTCAATTTTATCAATTCTATTCGAATCTCTTTTTTTAATTTTTCTTAATTGCAAATAAGATTCGTATCCATTTCTATCAGTATTAATAATCCCATTAGTGATAGAATCTCTAACGAGATTATTATAACCTTCTACTTTTAATTTTCTATTATCTTCCATCATGCTAGGGCAATTACTCTCAAATCTTTAATTCTTGGTGGATTTGACTGACTTGTTGAAGATCCAATAATTTTAATACTGAAGTATTTAAACTCTGGAAGATCATCAGCAGTAAATACATAGTCACTAAAAGTGACATCATTGGTATTTGATGATAAAACGTCAGATTTAGTGACTTTTTTATCTGGTAAACCATCAGATAGTGAAATATCGATAATGTTATCATTTATATCCAAATTGTTGTATCCAGGGAATGGATAATAAATTGGTTCTCCATCTAATGAATTTGATATTGAATAAAATGCTCTAATATCATTAAAGGTATTTACATGCGCAGAAAGCAATAGTTTAATTGAAGTTGCTGGATTTTCCAACTCAACTGGTAAATTGCAGTAAATAAATTCATTTGGATCAGAATTCAATGAAGAAGTTCTTGGATCATTTACATAATCAGTTATTGGAGCATTTACTCTATTCGTCGTAAGAATTACACCAACTCTATCCAAATCAATTACTGGAGAAATTCTATTATCCCCAGAAGAAAGTGACATCTCCAATTCTAAAGATTTATTTGCAATTAAATTTGTATTATGAACTGTTTCATTAACTGTAGATGTAATTAATTTTGGTTCTGTAAAATAATTAGTTTCATCTAAGGTAATATCTACTATTGGACTCTCTAAGAATGATACTTCATTTCCATCTACACTCGTTCCTGTTATACTCTTAAGTTTTGCTGTTACATTAGTTTCTGGCAGAACTAAAGTTTGTACAATAGGTCTCATTGATTCATATTGTATATTTTGACTTGCATTTACAATCTCTCCACCAGAAGATTTTGAATTCTTAATATATAGTTTTTGTACCAATGGATCAGAGTCTCTGTCAATACCATTCTCCGACATATTAATTTTTATGTAATAATAATCAAAACCTATAGACCTTGGTACAAGAGCATCTTGAAGATAATGTATCTTATTAATTCTTCTTAAAGAAATTCCATTATTTTCATACTTAAATACGGTATTTTCTTCTGGATAAGAAGAAGCTTGCGTATTATCTACTTGTCTGGTAATACCCGTCAAAGTTCCATTAGATATTCCAGTGTATGAAAGAATCTCATCATTTATTAAAATATAACCTGGGTTTGATGCACTAACATCGAGATTCTCAAAAGTTGTAAAGTTAACAGTGCTAGCAACACTAACAGGACCAGAATCTGAAAATTCATATGCTGAAGTTAGTATAGTTGATTCAATATCAGATCCAACATTAGAGATCTCAACAACATTTGTATTTGAATGCATTGCATGATTTTTATGGTTTACTTTAATATGCAAACCATCTTCAAATATTGAAGAGAGTTCTATATTAGAAATAACAGAATCTGTTCCACTATCTCTGTTTAAGATTGTATTGATTGCTCCAAGAGAATTTTCATATCTCAATGGTTTTGATACATTATTCTCAAAATTACCTTGAACATTATCTACTATTATTTGATTTATTCCGTTGATATTGTCTACGGTAAGTTGTATGTTTTTACCTAAAGGTTGTAGACCAATTGTGTCTGCAGTTAATACATCACCATCTTGATATCCAAATCCACCAGAATTAATTGTTGCTCCAATTGCAATTCCATTGATTCCTCCAGAAGCACCTATTGTAATATCTGCTGTAGCATCTTTACCATAACCAGTTATTGACCTAAGAGATACATTATTAAAAGTGAGTGAGGTTCCATCGGATGGTGTATATCCAATTCCTGCATTTGATATTGTTAATTCGCCAGTTGCAGATCCACCATAACCAACATAATCTCCTCTTACAAAATCATTTCCTTGCTGTTTAATAGTATTTCCAACTTCTATTGATGAAACATCTACTAAATCTGTAGTTGTTATTACTACTTTTCTGGATTCGTATTCTAAAGGATCTGAAACTAAAGTTGCTATTTGGTCGTTGCCTAAATCCAATCTTGGATTGAAGAACGATATTGTACCAGGAGAATTAATATTATATGATGCAGCATAAAGGTTAAATTTCAAATCCTCATATTGACTTGCAGTCCATGTGGATCCATTTTGTGATTTAAATAGAGATCCCAAATCTGGTTGTTGTGAAACAAGAGTTTGTCTAGATTCTTCTTGAAGTAAAGTTGAAACATCAACTTCACCCATCTTAGAAATCCAAACCGTATATTCATTGGAGTCACTTAACAAAACTAAAGCATGTTCTTTATTACCCTCCAAATATACTGGAGATGGAAATACTATTTCAGTCGCATCTAAAGAATCTTCAGATTCAAAAACATTACCCGCTGTTACATCTAAAGTAACTTCCGAAAATGGATATACTTCGTTTGTTGGATATCCATTTTGCATGGGTCTCAGTTGAACTACAACTGGTAGAATGGGGTCTATTGTTCTAAAATAAACGTCAACAGATGTTACAAAAATACCATTTGGTTCTGAAACAAAGAATGATTGAGCTAAAGGATCCCTCCTATTGAACATTCTTCTAAGCGCTTGAGCAACTGATCTAGGTGGTCTTCTTCTAGGTTGTGGGCGAGGAGGCCTCCTCGGTTGTCTACGACTATTACCACCTCCACCACTAGTATTATCAACTATAGGTGGTGTTGGTGTTACTACTGGTGGTCTAACACTAACTCTTCCTCTAAATGTACCTCCTGATGGGCGTACTGCACTTGGTGGTCGTGCTGGTGGTGGAGGTGGTGGATCTGGTATAGTTACAGTAGTAGTTTCTTGATCTTCAGTTACTGCAGTTGTTACTTGAACGTCTGGTACTGATGGTCTAGTCTCACTAGTCTCTACAACTTCAAATCTTGCTTTTCTTGTGGATCTTATTGTCTCCTGGACAGTATTCATTGTTCCAGAAGCAAAATATTGCTCCTCACCAAAACTATCCACCAATCCACCAATAGTAGTATTAGTTGAACTATTTGTTAATCTAAAGACCTTAGTTCCAGATTCAAAACTTGGATTTGATGGTACATTTGGATTTGGAATAAAGAATGATCCCTTTACAGATCCAATAGCATCAGTAAATAATCTTACATTAACTACTTCAGCTTCTCCATTTCGACCCCTCAATCTCATACCTGGAACAATATATCCACTGTATAAAGACTGATTATTTTCAGATAACGATCTAGTGTCTACATTTAATAGTATAGATGAGCTGGAATATTCATCTGGTACTGTATAATTTTGGTCGTATGGACTTTGTACGTAAATATCTGTTGGATTTGCTATTGGTCCATATTTATGGTTTGATTTCGCAACTCTAAAAGTAATTCTTGGTAAAGATCTACCAAAGAATAATCTTCTTCCTCTGAAAAATCTTCCTCTTCTTCCAACATTAACACCTCTAACAAGATCGCCAACATTAAAAATTCCTCTAATCATTCTAATCTCGATTAGTTTTGGAATTATAAACTTATTTACATCTTGATCATCAAAAAATCCATATAATCTTGTGTATGGCTTGAATCTTCTGGCAGTAAATTCTATATTTCTAGACCTCATGAAAGGAATAACAGAAGTGCTAACTACCCTGTCTCCCTCACTCTTGGTTTCAATTTGCTCAGATACTCTTAATCTCTTACCATCTCTTTGATCAAAACCAGTTTGTGTTGTAGTGGTTACAGTTGTTGTAGTTACATCTCTAACATCAGTTCTAACTGTTGAATTTCCTCTTCTAGTACTACTTTGTGCTCTCCAGTTACTTCTGGTAGTATTAGAGGTGCTTGTTGAAGTAGATCCTGTCCAAGTGGTTTCCCAAGAACCCCATACAACAGGACCAAGACCAGTTTGTGGATCATAACCAGCATACTCTAGTTGTAATCTTGTTTGAGTATAATCATCCGATGTTATTGATTGTGGTTTTAGTCTTGTTTGATCGATCCAAATATCTGATGATGGGAATAAATCAATTGATCCTTTATAACTAGTTACTAGATATGGTGTTACATTTTCTACTCTAGTTGCAAATGGATTTTGTAAATAAACGTCCTCATCATAATCTAATGTTAATAATTGACCAGTTTTTCTTATATTTGATCCAATGAGGTCATTAACATCTTCTGAGTCTGCAAATGAAATTGATGTAGTTCCAATTCCCAGCAAAGATCTTCCACCAAGAACTAAGTCAATTTGTGTGGTAAAATGTGATGGTCTTAGTTCTAAGTTTGTTGGATCAATACTGTTTGTTATTCTAGATGTTTTGATTTGAGTGTTTCTAGTACTAAAATTATCAACATAAATCCCAGACTTAAATCTTGTTAAACCGTTTGAATCTGGAATTGTTAATGACTCTGTTTTTGTCTCTAAAAGTGACAGTGCAGTATAGTATTCTAAATTATTAATTCTTTCTTCTAACTGCGCAACATCCCCCATTCTGTATCGCTTATACTTATTTAATTTTATTTCACAATCATCAACATCGCATAGATATGGTGGCATTGATATTGATGCTACTTCAATAGAATCTGCCACATTTAATGGTGGAAGTGGATTTTCCGAAGGAACACCACTTATTAATTGAAATTCACCAGTTTTTAGTAGGAATATTTTATCAATTCTTCCCAAATAGTGTGAATATGTTAAACGTATTGCCCCATCAGATGCTAGGATATTTTTTGCAGAATTATTAGAATCAGAAAACTGCCTTGAAGAAAATTCAAATGGTGAATTGCTAGATGATGCACTAAATTCTATAACTCTTGGTCTTATATCAATTATATCTGATGTTCTTACATCATTTTTAACGGATAGTAAATCACAGTAATCAAATTGTGAGTATGAGTTTACTATAGTAAGATCTCCATTTTCTGAAGAAGAAAATTCCCCAGATTCGAAAATTATTCTTATTTGATTTCTTGGACTCTTAACATTTTCTTTTCTAATTATTCTTGAATAATCGCAAATAGTATCTCTTTGACCAGAATCTAGAGTATATCTATTTGTTATGTTTGTGGATCCTTGACTAACATCAGAAACTGTTCCTAAAATATTACTTGTTTTGGATTTAATGGTCTCTCCAGGTAAAAATGCTAAATCACTCAAATAAGTTATGTATATTGTTGAAGAATTAAGTTTTTCTATGTAAATTGCTTCAGCTTCTGAAGTTTCACCAACAATAACTTCGGAAATTATCAAATCATCTGTTCTACCAGTTTGTCCATTTAAGTTTGATAGTACTAATGAAGGCAATACTGGAGCATTTGAATCTGATGATTCAAAAATGCCATATATTTTAGTTACATCTGGTTCTAGCAAGCATATTTCTTTATCTTGTACTCTTAAACCATATCCATAATTACCATATTGTAATCCATCATCTAATGTAGTACTTCCAATACCAGAAGAAACTAAACTAGATTTGTTTACTATTATTGAATTTGCTCTATTTGCAGTTTTTGTTCTACTAGTAATATTATTTTTTGATAAAGTTGCTATAAGTCTTCCACTACCATTAACCGACATTCCATATATTGTTAATGACTTTGATCCTTCACCAAATAAAAACTTATCTTCTGTTAGAACTTCAAATTCTCCATTAGAATTTACTAATACATATCTCTCCTCATCAAAAGGCAAAAATGCTTCATCAGATCCACACTGGATGGTGTTAGTTACACTTTGATTTATTGTTATATTAAACTCTTTTTTAATTGTAATCTCAGAATCTGTTAGATCTATATTAGAAATATACTTTTTTGGTAAAGGAGTGTATAATGTATTATCTGTTGATGATTTTAATTTTGCACCAATTTTTCCAAAATCTAATGCAATCGCTTCAACAGAAGGTAGACTTCCATAATTTACACCTGTAACTGCAGTAATTCCTTCAATTTGAATTGTGTATTCATCAACTACACCTACCACTTTACCATAAGTCTTATATTCTGGAGATGATATAGTAGTATCTGTATATGAAACATGATCACCAACTTTAAATATTTTATCTAACTGAGTATCTGAAGATGTAACCTCAGATATACCACTTGGATTTGCTAACCCAATTGAAACCTGCCCAATACCATTAACTACAGAGAGTTTAGTGTCTGCATTAAAAGTTTGACCAACTCCAACTTCACTATACAAAGATTTTATATCTGAAGTTTTGTATTCGATTACATTGTTTATTAATCTATTACTATCTATACCATTTAGGATTAATTTTTCACCTTTTATAAACCTTCCTTTAGTATTATAAACTGTTGCAATACCAACATTGGAAGTAGAATCAAATCTCAAGAAACCACTGGCACCGCTAGATTTTCCTTGAACATAAGTAGATTTTGATGCAACAAAACCTGCATTTAAACCAATCTCTGTGTAGAATTGAATGTCATATAGAGATATATCCCAGGTATTTAATTCTGGAATAGTTGTATCATAAGAACCTCCTTCTAGAGAATAATCATACACTCTAGATACACCTATTTCTTTTCCATTTACACTAAAAGAATCTGCACCAATTCTTGTATCTCTTAGACTTATTACGGATGAAGTCGTAAATCCAATTCTGGGAGCACCAACAACCCTATTCAGTGCAAGTGTTGGTCCAGTAAAATAATTAATAGATTGATTTTCTAAAGTATTTGTTGTTCTTGGCTTCTCAAAATCTAAATATGTTGGGGAAGTATATTCTACTTCATACCCTCTAACATATGCTTTTCCAGGAGATATTTTATAAGTCCCAATACTTTCTCTGGGAATATTTCCATTTCTAGTTAATTGTCCAGTTTTAAATACTCCATTATTTCCTTTTCTATCATCTAAAGTATCTTTTGCAGATACTGAAAATGCATTAACGTAAAAATCTCCAGATTGATCATATGTTCTTCTTGCAAGCTCATCTGCAACATCATTATAAACCGATCTATTAAATGCGTTTTCTACAATTCCAGATCTTACAATAAAAAGTTCAACAAAATTTTCATTCTTAGTAACTTCAATAGGTTTTTTTGCTAAAACAGCTCTTATTTGTAGTCTATCTGCACCAGGAGCAGCATAGTTATTAAATCCAGAAGCATTATCGTTTAATGTACTATCTTGCCCAGAAGTTATAATATTCTCAAAGATATCAAATCCTACTCTATAAGTTGGATTATTTTTTTGTGCTTCTAAAATTAAAGTTTGTGGTAAAACCTTTACAAAAGTTCCTCTTAAATAATAAATTCCTTCTTCAATAAAAACAGCAGATCCTACAGAAGTAGATTGTGAAGGTGCTGTACTTGTAAATGCTTGTCCCTGTTGAAATACTGCACTATTAGAACTTAAATTTTCTTCCAATATTAATAATTCATTATCATCAAATACTGATTTGTTATCATTTCCAGTTGAAAGATAAGTTAAATAAAGTGTTATGTAACCCCTTTCAGAATAACTTGCATCAACAGTATCAATTACTCTAGCTTTTAAATTTGAGTTTTGTCCTCTAATTACAATACCAGATAAATCATCCCTGAAAGATTCTAATGATGTTCCCAAATATTGACTTTCTACCTCAACACAATTCAATTTATTGGTATATGAGTAGTTTCCTGGAATAACTACAGAACCTTCTTTGAATAAATGCGTTCCAATCTGCTCAATCTGATTTTGTAAAATTGACTGTACAGTAGTCAGTTCTCTAGATTGTATGGGAATTGATGGTTTAAAAAGAACTTTATGGAATCCTTTTTGTGGATCATAATCGTCAAAATAAGGGGATATATTAAGATTAGTTTCTTGTGGCATGATTTTATCTGAATTTAGAATTGTAATACAACTTTAATGTCTTCTCTTTGATTCACTGATCTGGTAATTGCTGGTCTATTATCAACATAAATTATGTTCCCAGAATACTTTTCTACCTCGGGTAAAGCAACACCATTTACAAAATTCTGCCCCAAATAATATGTTTTATTATTTATGACAGTACTTATACCAGGATTATTTTGCTGACCAAACCCACTATCAATATATAGGTCGCTTGATCCACCAACAATTTTTAGTTCTCCACCAGTAGATACATCAGATGTAAATTTGTTTATTGATAATCCATAAGTTGGTCGATCATCTATAGATCCATCAGTATTGAATCCAACTATAGATCTGTCCTGCCAATACTTTAAAATTCCTGTTTGACTGTCGTATGAAAGAACTCTACCAACGGCAGTAACACCAGTACCAATTGTTTGTCTTATTATTGAATTTGGTTCATATCTAGTTGTCTTATAATCATCTTCGTTTGGAGCTAAACCAACAACTTTTATTGAGTTTAGAGAACTTACTCTATCGTCTGTAAGTATATTGTTTGAATTATATGCTAATGGGTTCTTAATTATTCCAATTCTAGATATTTTGGTTCCAGTAACAAAATCTGGATTCTGAACATCATTCTCTATTCGCGAATAGAGTAATACGTTTGTAGATCCCAATTCCCTGTATATATCATATCCGTGTCCATTTGTTGGTGGAATAATAACATCAAAAATTGGTGGTGATGCACCTAAAGGTACTGATCCTGCAACTAAATCGACTCTAGCAAAAGTATAACCACTACCACCTTTAGATACAGTAATAGATTCTACTTTTGAATCATTATTTACAACTATAGTACATTCTGCTCCCGTACCATCACCAGATATTGGTACATTTGTATATGTTATATTTGGTGGTCCAACTAAAAGACCCCTATCCTTTATAAAAATATTCTTTAATTGACCACTAGATAATGCATTATTCCTTATATTATTATATTCTGAGTTTGTTTCCCAATCAATTGGGACTGGAATAAAGTTTAATGAGTCAAACTTAACAATATCATTGGGATTGACTGTAAACAAATACTTCCATATATAACCATCACCACTAGTTCCCGCTACCCTTGGTTCTAAGTCAGTAAAATTTGGTTCATCTAGAGATGGTTTTCCACTTGTATTTTCTGGATCTGTGCCATTATTTAAACAAATATATACCCTAAATTGACTATTGATTACATAAAAATTTGAAGAATATAAACTTGTTTTGTTAGAAGGTTTAGATAAATTTGTCCTAGTAATGTCATGTCTATATGAATCATATATTGTACCAGACTCCCATTGAATTTTTCTAACAACAAGTCTTATATCATCTGGTGATATTTTTTTTAATGCTATTAATGATTCCCAATATGAATTATCATCATCGAAAGAATCTTTTGGTGAAATTGGGTTACTATCCCAAGATGGACTTATAGAATCGGAATTTGGTAGTCCTACAAAAGTATAGTAGGACTGATTCGTATCTCTAATATCTTTTACAAAAGATTTGGCATTGTTTATTCTCAAATAATCAGTTATGATTGCAGCCATTTCTACTTTTAACTAGGATTTGTTTATTTATTTATTAGACAAAGTAACCATCATATTTTAATGGGTTTTTTCTACGTAAAACTGGATTTGTACCTATTCCTGATTGTTGTGTAGAAGAAGCAGTAAAATCTTTTGCTCTAATTCTTCTAGACAAGTCTACTTTGCCCCAAATATAATTTCCAAAAAATTCTATAGTTCCAGTCTGACTAGGATTTTCTCCAGAAGCTAAGTTTGATAATATAACCTCAACACGTCTAACTGTTGTTGTTATACCTACAGATAAACCTGATAAACCAGATGGTATTGATACTGTAGTATCAGACCAATCAGAACATTGTACGACCATATCAGTAAATATGCTTGATATTCCAATAGGATCTGGTTGTGGACCAGAAGGTGTAGTAAATGTGTAAGGTAAAGAAATTCTACCCCCATTTGGATCACCAAATATGGTATCAGTAATATTAAAATAATCTCCAGTAGATATTCCAGCTTGATATATACCTTGTTTTCTTAATGGAGAGTCCATTGGAATGAACAAGTCTAGGTAAAGATAATATTGATTTGCAAATTCTGAAGGTCTTGAAGTAGTAAATCCAACTATTACGCCATAATCTCCAAAATAGTTTACAAAAATAGATTCTTCAGTGCTTCTCCATGGTGGAGAAATTAACACTGGCGGAGGTTCAATTTAATTGACTCTCCCAAAGGCCATCTTCTATATGAATTTGCAAGTCCCACATTATCATAAACTTTAACCTCTAATATATCACCAACAGAATAATTAACTCCTTTGTCGGGAACATCTATTAAAGATGTGATAAATGTTTCTTGATCTACTACTATATCAACACTCGCCCCTCTTCCAACTCCAGTTACTGAACTCAGTTTGGCTTTATTCATTATTGTCTCATTACCAAACAGTGGTGGGAATCCAGACCCTTGACTATAAATTGATAATGTTTTTATTGGACCATTAAAATAATTCGTTCCTCCATAACTAACATTTACTGAATTTACACTACTTCCTGCCATCAATGCAAAAGCTGTTGCCTGTGATCCATCAATAAATGGTTTTTGAATTGTGATTGTTGGAGCAGAAGTATAACCAAGTCCAGGATTCGTAAGATTTATAGTGTCTATGGTTCCATTAGCATCTAAAACTGCTTCTGCTTGAGCAGTGACTAACTCATCTGTTGGAATAATTTCAATTATTTTTTGTTCTGAAGGATCTATACCTTCAGCAGACACATTAAATAAATTTGTATCAAATACATAAACATAATCAGAATTAATACCAATTCCATGGAGGATATTTGTGCTTGGGTTAATTATTGGTTCATAATTAACTCTATCCTTACCAATAAAATTGTTATCAATTATTATATCTTCAGTCTGCCTAATCCAGCTAATTGGTCTTTCATACAATTCATCTAAGACTACACCAACATCTGCATAGTTATTTGTTATAATAGTGTCTGCAGACTTTACATCTATAACTAGTCTTTCATCTTGAGTTAAGTTTGAATCTATGTCACTAAAAATCTTTACATTGTCTCCAATTTTTACTGTAGGAAGAACTTTTACCAATTTAACATCAATTTCGGATGTTCCAGTATATACAAGAATTTTTACAGTATCTCCAACCGTACTAAATCCAACTAGTGGTCCTTTAGGTGCTTCTGAGAATCTAATTCTACTTCCGCCAGTAAATTGATATCCTTCTCCTGGTGTTTGTAAAACATCATTAACAAATACTAGTAAATTTGACTGTAAGCTAATTCCAGAACTTGTTTTTGCATAGAATGATATGTCTTCACCATCTATCTGTAATGGGAACAATCTTCTTATACCATTAAAGTATTTTGAAATGTCATCCAATACTAAAAATTCTCCAACATTCCAACCAGAAAACTGTGATCTAAATACTTCAGTAACAATCAGTTCAAATGGATTAAAGTTTGATATTCCTGTTAATGTTTGTATTCCTACAGTTCCCCCAGTAGAAATAGTAAGTAAGTCATTTTCATTGTAACCATATCCAAAATTTTTAATTTCAAAAGTGTTTATTGATCCATCATTACTTGGAATTAAATCTATTATTGCTCCTGTACCAATTCCACTAGAACCATTAGAGTATATTAATGGTAAATTGGTATACCCAAATGGTGCATCAAAAATAACTTCTGGTGGATTTAATTGATCATATATTGCTGGTGGAGGATTAGTTATATTTACTGAAGTAACATATCCACCATTGACTACCGCTTCTCCAAAATATACAACTTCATTAGAATCTGTTCTTAAACCAACATTTACTGTTTGTAAACCAGATCTATATCCAGATCCAGTGTTACCAATAGCAATAGAGGTAAGAGCGCCTAATGAACTAATTATTGCTGTTCCACCAGCACTTACTAGTGGTTGATATCCAAATCCTTCTGTAGATCCTACACTAACTATTACACCACCTTTTGGTAAAAGATTTACATTTATGTCTTTAGTTATTGTTGGATCTGTGGGATTGATATTAAAACCAAGTTTTAAATTTCCACCATCATTAAAAAGTTTATAATCACCGTAGACTGAATATTTTGGAGTGGTAATTCTTTGGGGACCTTGGAATATACCATCAATTAGAACAATAGTATTTGAATATGGTATATTAGTAATACTATTATCTTGATACTTTAAAATAAATGTTGATGTTATTCCAGTAAATTGATTTGAGATGTCATCATAAACATAATTATTAGCATAAGCTTTTTCAAAATCATTAGTAAATAAGAAGTTTAGAGAAGATCTTAAGAATACTCTCCCACTAAATTTCGAAGATGTTGTAATTCCAGTATAGTCTATTTCATTTGCTGAACTTGCAGTAGTTCCAAATCCTACAGGAAGTTTACCCCAAATTGGTTCTGGGAAATATAATTTATTCCCTACTATGTTAAAATTACCAGAGAGTTTTGTTATTATTTGGTTAGAACTATGAGAACTTTCTAAAGTTCCAACTACAGACCTCTCAACATTTATCTGATTTATTAAACCATTTACTGATTTTACCTTTAAGATTTCATCATCTACTTGCAATAAATTTCCAGAACTTATAAATTGAATATTATCTACTGAAATATTTGTATCACCAATACCAATGGTATTTGTGTTTGATATTGTATATGCAGATCCAACTATTGGTGATTGAATAGATCCATTTATTGATATTAGTAGTCTGTTATTTGCATCAATAGATCTAAATTTGTGAGTATCTCCAGCACCAAGTCCAACAATATCTACTCTGTTTGGATTAAATTGTAAAGAATCACCAATAGTTGCTGCTATACTTATTTTTTGATTATCTTCTTTAATTATGTAAAATCTAGAAGGCAATCTTGATGTTATTCCTATCCCTGGCCAATTTATTGGTGCTATTTGTATTCCATTATTTGGATCTTGATTATGTGGTATATATTCTACCTCTTCACCACTAACAAAAAAGTGATTTCCTAGGTTTATATTATTTTGTGATAATAATACCGTATTAGAATCTGTTGCATCAAAAGATACTTCAAAAATAGGATTATTTTTTTCAAATAATTCAAAAGATTTTTTATTTGAATCAAATTGATCACTAATATCATCTATAGTTAAAACTCTATTACCAATAAATTCACGATATTCTGCCAAAAATGGTAAATTGAACAATATTTCATTGGATACGAGAGAATCATCTACCCTAATACTTTTTTCTCTGGCAATATCAAAATCTTTAGTTGAATTTGTGTTAACAACCGAATTTAAATCTGAAATTGCAATAACAATATTATTATCTTGATTGGTTGGCATTCCTTCAAAATTAAGATTTGGCGCATCTATAACTAAGTCACTAAACTTTTTAAATCCTACAGTATGTGTTAAATTACTCACTAAAGGATTCCAAGTATTGTAATCTATTGGTGATTTTACTGAGTATGAAAAATACTGATAATAATCATTGTCTTGAATTCTTTGTAAGTTTGTATTTAATTTACCAGTTTCTTTTGTCCACCCCTCTCTAATTATACTGTTTGAAGATACTTTATAATCTCCATCTGATCCAAGATCGAGAGAAATTAGAGCCAAATTTTTTGAAGATTGTCCATATATTATATCCCCAGGTTTAAACCTTACATTAGATCTGATTTTAATATACTCATTGTTTATATCGTATTTTTGAACGACTCCACTATTGTCTTCATATAAAACAATTTCATTTTTATTGAAGAAACCTTTTTCTAAACTAATGTCAAATGTTGGGAAATATGATTCTGGTGTTGCTGTACCAAATGATTCAAATTCATCATAAATTCCTGGGTCTTCTCCAAATTTAAGTACATCTGAAATATTATAAACTATACTAGGGAATTCTCCGCCAATATTTGGATTTGATTGCTTAATTTTAAATAATGTATAACCATACGCAGAAGAATTGAAACCCTTACCACCAACATTTAGATCAATGTTTGTGTTCTCAATTATTACTCTATCACCAATATTGAAAGGAAAATCTTCAGCAGATGTAAAAGTAACTGCAAAAGAAACTGTAACATCATTAGTGAGTTTATCAAAAGAAATATTACTAATTCTTATACCATTTGGGTTGTTAACTGGTAAAATTTTGGGAGTAACATTATATAACCCAGTAGTATTTCTAATAATAGAAACCTCAGTATCACCAATTTCATATTCGAGTTGTGCTTCTGAATTTACCCTTCCAGTAAATCCATCAAGAACGACTAATTGTGGAGGTACAAAATAATTTGTTCCAAAAGAAGAGATTTTTATATTTTTAAATTTTGATAGTGGTTCAATTTTATATGTTGTTGGGAAAACAGCAGATGGTCTTAGAGTTCTATCTGATGGATAATCAAGACCAAGACTTGATAATCTAACAGAGTCTATTTTACCAATACTAGATGAAAATGGTAAGAAAATAGCACCAGAACCTAAATTCGATTGAACTTTGCTAACATATGGTAAGGTTTTGTAGTTTCTTCCACCTGATACCAAAGTTACTTCATTTATCGGACCTATTCCTTTTTTAGTATTATATGAAAGTATTCCATCATTTTCCGTATATATTGATTGTTCTGGATTTTTCCTTAATGGGTAAGTGAAAGAAGTAGTTGTTATTCCAGTAATTATATTATTACCAGAGTATACACTATTTAAAATTTGTATTGAACTTGAATTTTCTATATTTGTAAAATCTACTTTTGCTTTTAATTTTGGAAGAGGTGTATTTGGCAAGTTAATTGGTGTTAACTTATAATATAAATTTTTTGGTGTATCAACATCAATTTTTAATTCTACATAGGCACCATCTGAACCAATTTCGCCAACAGTCTTTACGTTAAATGTTGATGTTTTATCTGATGATGAATAATATCTATCAGTAAAATTAGGATCACGATAAAAATCAAATGTAAATGATCCATTTTCATTATATTGTAATGATCTATCAGATAGATCAAATCTCAGTGTTTCATTCCTATAAGCATCTATTTCTGGATTTATAAGTGATATTTTACCGTCTTGTTGAGATTGTATGTTAACTAAAATAGAAGAATCCAATTCAGTAATTTCTTTATAATATTGATTGGTCAACCCAATTGTATTTGAATTAATAGATACTATGTAATAAATTTTAGAATCCTCCAATCCAATTGATGGAAGTTCTGAATTGTAGATTATTTTATCCCCTGTTTTAAATTCATGGTTTGGTAAATTTATTGTATTATAATCTACATCAACAGAAGAAGCATTAAATTCTACTCGATTAATTTTAGTCCTATATACCAAATTGTCATAAGATACATTAAATGTCCTTATTTTATTGCTAGATAAATTCACATTTATTGTATCACCAGCAACTAATCCATGTGGAGATTTTGTCACCAGATTAGCATATTTTTTTGCAATATCTGATCTTATAATATTATCTTTATTTGTTTTTAAATGATGATTCTCACCAGAACCGTAGTCATTATATCTAATCAATTCAAATACATTAGAACCAATACCAATATACTCATTTGTTGACCCTATACCAACTTTTTGTGTAGAAAGTCCAATATAATCTTTAGAGTATGGTACAACATATACAGGATTTACATCAATAAGATCTTCGGTGGTTGAAGCATATGATACATTTATTGGAGTGTCTGTATTGTTTATTTTATAAATTAAGTTATCATTAAGATTAAATTTATGATTTGGCAAATATAATGTATTTGGAATAGTATCTTCAGTTCTTACTAAATCTAGTCCTTCAATATTTAAATATAACAATCCACTCTTGTTATCGGATCTTTGAAGAAATGTTCCATAATTTTCATAATAATTACTTAATTTTCCACGCTCAACTTGATATCCCCAGGCATAAAAAGTTGGTGTGGAATTTAAAGTGAATCCTCCTGGACCATAAGTACCAACTCTAAAGTTATGTAAACCAGAAGATGTTGTTACCTTGAAAGAATATCTTCTATATTCATTACTTAGTGTTATTAGCTGACCATAATAAGAAGAACCATCATCAACTATAATATATAATGATTCACCACCATTTTCTCCCTTTAAAAATACAGAAAAAACATTTTCTTCATTTGATAAACTTACTCCATTATATCCATACAGATAAAAATCTGAACCTCCTGTAGTATTTTTAATACTAACTTTAGCTGCTTGATTTTTATTTTTTAACGGAGATTCTGCAAAATATTCTACAGTACTTGATAGATCAGTAGTATTAAAACTCCAAGGCGTTCCTGGAAATTCTGATACTGGTACTGGATATGAATATAATAATAAATTTTCTGATGGAAATATTACAGATTCTTTTGGATTAAAATAATATTCATTATTGGAATTATATGATTTATCTGTATTTAAACCAGTAGTTACAACAATTTTTCTGTTCAATTCTGTAAGAATATCACCTTGGGAATGTGTACTTCCAATTGATGCTGAATATAATCTCTCAACCTTTAAGGTATAATTTTTGCTATAAGTATTTAAAATCTTAAATCTCTCTTCATTTGATTCATAAATGTCTCCAATTGATAATGTAGAATTTAGAGAACCATTAACTCGTATATATGTAATTATTCCAGTTTGAGTAGAATCTTCTAAATCTTGTGCAAATGACAGCGGATTATTTTTTACACTTTTTACCGATTTTGCATCACCATTAAACTTTGTAGATATTATATTTGAATTATCAATAATTACAACATCATTATCATTTATGTCTATATGATTACTCGAAATACCTAAAAATCTTCCATTTTTATCTAATCTAATATATTCTATATCAGAATAAACATCTTGGTTAAAGGTAATTGTTCCAATTCCTGCTCCAGATACTGATTTTACAACTGCAAAAGCACCACTTCCAAAAGTTCCTTCGTTTTCAAAATAAATTTGATCGCCTGCGGCATAATTTTCTCCGCCAGATACAACATTCAACACTTCAATAAAACCACTACTGGTATCTGTTATAGTTGGAAGTACATTCTTAAAAATTTCTGGACTTACTAAACCTTCGTAAAAAGTGTTATTTTTTGAAAAACCAAAACTGGAAGTATATCTAAACCAATTATTTTCGTCTACTTTTTTTCTAGATAAGTTTGCAAAATCATCAAAATTATAGTTAACTGGTTTTGAGTTATATGTATTTCCTATAACATATGGAAATCTTGGTTTTAAAAATCCATTATAATTACCAGTAGATTCTTTAGTTGTATTAAATGTTGAAAAATATGCATATGTTCCATTTGGAAACTCTGGGGTTTTGCAAAATCTTCCGTTATTCTTATCCAAATCTCCACTATTAGTAAATACATAATCTTCAACAAAGTATCCATTAGGGAAGATAGATTCTGGTGGTCTATTTGATAGTGTTTGTTCTAAATCATACCCACTTATCATCTGTTTAACCGATCCACCCTCAATATTTTCATAACCATAAGGTCCATATATTGGATTTCCATCATATGCCCATCCAACTATAGGAGAATGATATTTGATAGTATCACTATCATTATTTAAATCTTGTTTAAATATAAGATTTCCATCATTATCCAGAGAAGTTGCTAGGCACTGCTCTCTAATTCCCCTAGGAGTAAATGCATGACCATATGCTAATTCTTTAGAAATATCTTTAGATTCATATATTATACCATCATCAACTTTAATTGATTCTGTATCAAATAATCTTTCCACTAAATTTATTGTCCACGATTGTAATCTAACATCAAATTTTGCACCAAAACCATTAGATAAAATTTGTATTGATGTGTTTTTATCATATCCAAACCCACTATTTAAAATTTTAACAGATTCAATTTTTCCATCAACTATAATTGGAGTCAAAATAGCATTAAAACCATTTCCAATGACTTTTAATTCTGGTGCTGATATATAATTTGAACCACCATCAATAACAGTTACTCCAATAATTTTACCACTATCAGAAACTGTTGGTAAGAGTTTAGCATTTTCACCATTGTATAGATTTACTACTGGTACTCGATTATAATTTATAATTGTGCCATCGCCATAGTTACTTCCATTATTTTTCATGGAAGTTGAAAAAATCTCTCCAGTGAAAATTGGATTTAATTTAGCAGTAAATAGTTCACTACTAACTGTGTTTATTCCAATAGGTGCTTCAACTTTTAGGGTAATTTTTTGATATGATACTTGATGAATTCCACTACCAAAATCAAAAAAATGTGTACTAAAATTGTTATTGTAATTAAAATCTTTTCCAAGATCATTATCATTTAATTCATAAACTTTAAATTCGTCTTCATTTACTTTTTTAACATAATACTCTGAGGTAGATGATAATCCAGTGGGAAGAATACCATCACTATTAAATATTACTATTTCTTTATCGGAATATCCATGATCTTTTATACTGATAGTATCAAAGTTTATATTAATATTGTCTGAAGTAAAATATAAAATTTTGTTTGTATAATTTGAACCAGAACTTAAAACATCAACAGAAGATATAATATTTTTTTTATTCACTGATGTAATTTTATGAATACCATCTCCATAACTTGTAAATTGTATGGTGTTTATTCCAGCAGTAGAATCTTCAAATGTATTATATAGATTTGCAGTTATTCCATCTTCCGATACAATATAATATATTGATCCATCAATTAATCCACCAATTGTATCTTGTTTTAGTGTATTATAAATTACTGGTTCATAGTTTTTAAATTTATTAAATGTCTTAAAGTCTATAGTACCAGTAGTTAAATCTAATTGATTATATAAGCTAGAAGTATTAAAAAATACCTCATTTTTTACTGCTTTTAGGTTACACTTTATATTAGCGCCAGATCCGTTTCCACCATTAATTGTTACAACAGGTTCAACTTCATAACCAAATCCAGGATCTATAATATCAACCCTTTTCAATCCTCCTCTAACATTAACAGTTGCATATGCACCAGTACCAAATCCAGAAGAACCACCTATTCCAGTGTCAATGATCTCTAACTTTGGTGGATTTATAACGTCATAGTTAGAATCTCCAGAAGAAGAGGGAATAATGGATTCTATCTTTCCGTAGTATACAGCATCTGAAGACTTATAATTTATTAACTCAACACCATTTAAAAATGATCCAATTGCACCAGGGTTTGTTATTTTTTCAGATTCTTCTGCCTCATTGATTACTTCAGGGTACTTTCTTATTATATCTTGTGGATTTATTTTTTTATTGTAAAATTTTGTTAGAATAATTTTATTATCTATTGCTGTTCCAAAAATACTCAAATATGTATGGGATCTGATATTTGATCTACTGGAAGCAAGTTTTATTGTACTATCATTAAGTCTGCTTACAAAGTATTGTCCTTCTGGTATATTGAGACCAGAATTTCCATCATATGAATAAAAAATAGAATCTCCACTAATAAATGGATGATTTCCAATTACTAATTCTTCAGTTGGAATTGGAATATTAGTGGAAAACTTTACTGTTAAACTATTATCTGCAACACCCCTAGATAAGTAAGATGGTAGTGAAGTGGATCTTACATAGGTATCTTTTTTGTCAATATAAACATTTTGGATATTGGATGAAACTATGTTTAGATTGTTATCAAAAAGAAATTCTGGTTTAGAAATATTTCTCTTAATAGTGTACTTTTTGGACAAATCCAATGTTTCTGTTACATTGATATCAAATACTTTTGTATTTGAAAAACTTATAACAGAACTAGTATATTCTTCACCAGTACTAGATCTTAGTGTGAATGTATCACCAGCTCTGAAAATGTTATCATCAAAAGTTTCTACTCTGTACTGAGAAATGCCATTTAACTTTTCTGTAACTTTAAACAGAGATTTTACTGTATATTTTGGTGAACAATTTAAAAACCAAGTAGAGTGAATTTTTTTATCACTCTCTTTCCCTAAAGAAGTAATATTTACACTATCTCCATTGTCATAAAAATAAGTATCTTCTCTATCAAAATTTATATCTCCAAGAACACCCCTAATTCTCACTTTAATTAAGTTATCGTTATCATCAAAGGAGTATGCAAATCTATCATCTAAAATATCAGTACCAGACATTAAATTGACTGGTAAAATCAAATTGAAAAATTGATTGTCATTTTTTCCATTATATTCTACTGATCTTAAAACTCCATTATCTTCAAATTGAAAAATTCCAGAATTTGGGAATCCCAATGTTGAATCAACATCAAGATATGTTTGTCCAGCAATAGCATTGTCAGTTACTTTTGTTTTACTATGAACATTAAAATTAAAAAATTCTATATCTGGATTATAATCTAGAGTTAAAGTGTAATATTTTATACCCTCACTAATTACAAGTTCTGAGCTTATTATAGTAGAAAAAGCACTTTTTTCTATACCATTTACATCTTCAAACAATGTTCTCCCAGAAAGAATAAGAGGATCTCCATCAAATTCTTGTACAACAATCTTTCTTGTTATTCTAAAATCTGCATCGGAAGGTTGGATTAAAAAGTCTCTCGGTCTTATTATTTTACTATCTACACCCCAAACAATATTAAATAAGATTTCAAATGATCTATCAGTACCTTTTGATGAGTAAAAATCTTTAATTCTAGATACTAGTATTTTTTCATTTAATTCATCATAAAAATCAATTTCTTCAAATCCTGGTGTATACTGGGATTTAAACTTTTTATACAGTTCAAATAAGAATAAAGAATTTAAATTGTATACAACTGCATTTGATAAATGTTTTTTTCTAAAGGAAGTTGAAAAATTAAAATCGTCTTTAGAATATCCAGTTATGCCACTAAATCCTCTTTTACATCCTAAAAATTCTGTTTTTGTTTTTGAATCATAAAAAATAATTTCATCATCAATTTTAATTAATCCATTTTTGATTGGAAAACCTTCAGTATTAGTAACAGATATTGTTTTTGTATTGATATTGATATCTGAAGAAAGTTCTGTATAGTATACAATCTCAGATATGTTTTCTAATTTTGTATAATCATTAATATTATTGAGAATGTTTGTTGGACCACCAGAAAACTCCAGAGACTTATAATAATCCTTCAGAAGCTGTATAAAATCTGAATAAGATTCCTTTACGTAGGATGGTTGTTGGTCTGTAACTATGTTTTGAATCTGTACTCTATTTTTCATGTTCTTATATTCTTACTAAGTCTTCGTTTAGGTAGCTAGATGTAACTATATATTCTGATCCAGATAGATTAGTTCCAGAAGTAATTGTGTCGTTTATTAAATTTATTGATGAAGAAGTTGTGTCTAACTGTAAATACAAATCTTGCTTCCCAACAATATCATTCGATTCTGGAATAGCAGATATTTGTATAATATTATCTCCAGAAATATCAGTCTTTGATGTTGATATAATATTTAAATAATTTATGTTAATCTCTCCAGATTTATAGTTTATAATTCCAATTTTATCTTTTACAATCACTGGATTTGATTTTGATATTAATTTAAATACAAATAATTCACCAGTAATGTCATTTATTGGTCTATCTGCCAAATATACAACTCCAGCAACATCTGAAATGACAAATCCACTACTCTTAATATTAAACCCATTTTTTCTTTTTATATAAAAAGAATTACCAAAGCAGATTTCATACTGTGTATTAGTACCACCAACAATCTTCAAATCTCTTCTAATTGATATTTTTGTAATATTTGATGTTATTGATTCTGAAGAATCATCAATCAATTTTAAAAACTTACTATACTTGAATCTTGATCCATAATTATTAAGTTCTTTAGATTTTGAGTAAATCTCTAAATTGGATTGTAATTTTTCCTTTATCGTTCCAGAATAACCACGATTTATATTATAATAAACTGCAGAATCATATTCAATATAAAGATATTTTAAATCAACAAATTCTGGTATTATTCCAGCAACTGAATATTGTTTTAATTTTTGTTTTAAGGAATCTTTGAGTAAATTTGATAAGTAAGTACCATTTTTTGGTTTTACTGTAATAAAAACTTTCCCAAATTTTGGTGGGTTCAAATCTTCTCCACCAAATACAGATACTGATTCAGCTTCTGGATATATTAATGGTAATAAAGTTTCATAATCTGACGCTGTTACTGCTCTATTTTGACTTGCATATAGTCTAGGAGCGAATTTTTTTATTGATGATATTGATTCTATAGGAGATCCATAATCACTAGATTCTATTGTAGTTATTATTGGAACATCAATATCTAAAGGATTTCCATTATTATCTGTTAATATTCCATTAAACTCAAAATTTCTAACTCCATTCGCAGCATCACCCCTTGTTCTAACATAAGAAACAATGATATAATTTTTATCAGATAAAGCACTACCAAAAGTTCCATCACCAAATATCAATTCATATTTACTATCTTCAATTTCATTGATGAAGAATACCTTATCTGAAGGTCTTACATTTGTAATATTATCCGCAAACTTATATACTATTGAATTACTACTCGCTTTACTATCTCTTACAACTACTCTTATTGTGGTTGTATCTATGTTATTATTACGTAAAATAAATCTTTGGGTTTTACTGAGAGAATCTACAGTAAAATACTCCTCAATATAATTACCTTCAAAAATTTCAATATCTTTAAATTCTGCCAATTTACCAGATACTCTAGATCTAATATCATCTGGGATTGAATATGTGAATGAATTTAAAAGTGTTCCGTCTGAAGATGATGCTATAATTCCTTTTTTTACTATGACGGAAATTGGATTTTGATCATACTCTGTCAGATCAACATAAAAAGATACCTTTGCTTTAGATGACCTTACAGATCTTGGTAAATATCCAATATTTCTTGCAATAGATACTACATTTTCCCTTAAGGTAGCACCATCCAAAAACACTTCATTAGTTAACATATTAGCATTATATGAGCTAATATAAGTGTTATATGCTAGAGTATCTAAAAGAACTCTGAAATTAGATCCTTCAAAATCATAATCTGTAAATCTACCATCAGACCTTAAAAAGCTTATGATAGATTGTCGTATATCATTAAAATCTAGTGATGATACGTTAACTAATGACATTTATCTTGTGGGTAGTAATATGAATGTTAATTCTTGAGGCGTAGATTCGATACCAATAATTAAATATTCTATAGTAACATTCAGTTGATTTAGATCGTAATCCGCTATAACTTCTACATTTAGTAACTTTACTCTTGGCTCATTATTTTTTATAACAACTTCAATTTCTCTTTTTACATCATTAGCTAAATCCTGATTTATATTCTCAAATAACAATCTACTTACAAGAGAACCTATTTCGGGTTCAAAAAATTTTTCACCCTTCAAAGTAAATATTAAATTTTTAATAGAGCGTGTTATTGCATCCCTATTCTTCAAAACAACTATGTCCTTTGTTAAAGGATTTCTTTTGAGAGAAAGGCTTATATCCTTAAATCCAGAACTAACACGTTCTATTGGCATTATCGTAGGTATAGTTATGCTTTATTTATACCCATTTTTACCATCCATGTCCCCAGGTAGGTTCTGTGCCATATGACCAATCATCATAGTCATTATCATTACGAATTTTTTCGTGAATTTCATTTTGATGTTCAAAGTCATGCTTTCTTGGAGTTATATCATCTTCAACTATCTCTCTAAGCATTTTTTTCTCAGTGCTTGATTGTAATTTTTTTGCTAGTGAACCATAATCGGTTACTAATCCATCGGTTCCCCACATTTCCATCATGTATTCTTGATTACGATCTGCTGGTTGTCCCATTTTTTGCTCCTGATTGTTTAGATCAGAACTTTTTACGGGGTTGCTATCCCGTGATTTATGTCCAATGATTGTTTGGTCGTTCCCACCAGTAATGCAAATCTTCTATATCATCATTATAGTATAGTGAAACCATATCACTTTGGAATTTACTATTGATATTTTCACATAATGCTACTGTATAATAATTTTTTTCTGTATATTTTTTCATTATCTCTGTAATCCAGGTATAAGTTCCACCTTTAATTACACCTGCTTCAATTAAAACAAAATTTTCCCAGTCTAAAACCCATTCAATATAGTTTAATTCAAAATTAATTTGATATTTTTTGGGGTCTTCGTCTGGAAATGGTACATTTACCGCTTCAATATGAAAAATCTCCCGCCCCATTGACAATGAGTGCGAGAGATGTTGAGTTACAATACTTGAATAATCAGGAGAAACGCACAAGAAGCAAGTTTTACTTGGATGAATGTCCCAATTGGACATTTTAATCTTATACGTTAACTCCTGAATCAGTGCTAATTCTTTGTCTTGAGATATAAATTTTAAATTTTTCATTTTATTTTAACTCAAGACTATATTCTATTTATTTTCCTTGTCCCCTATACCTTTTACCTGCCCCATTACGGGATGATGCTGCATATTTGGTATGTTGCCCTTGCCCTTGACGAGTTTTTTTGGGTTTGGATTCAATCTTAGCGTTACCAGAAGTCCTGCGAGTTGCCATAATTTTTAATCAAATAAAGGTTCAAGTTCAATAAGTTCAGGATTAATGTCTTCTCCTGAATAAAATTGCTCAGATAGGTCTTGGATGATATCCGAGCAATCGTCGAAAGAGAGGTTTTTGTAAATTACTCGACCATTATAGCATAAGTTATAACGGTCTTTTGAATTACTCATCAAATTACGCGAGTCTTTTCGTGACCAACACGAATACGAGGATCACACCAAGTCTCAATACCTGCTTCTTTTGCATCTAGACAGAAGGACACGTCCTCT